ATTGTAATTGTGCCAGCGCCTAAATCTATTTCCCGCACGCGGAAGGCTTCGCGCCCCCAATATATAATTGAATCTGCGACAATCCCCGAAATTGCCAGCTCAGCGGCGTCAACGTAGATAATCGTTTGCGTTGGCCCCAATTGCGCCAGCGCGTAACAAACCGGCCGCGCCGAATTAACGGCGAAATAGGCGGCGGCCTCCACCTGAGCCGGCGGGATCACAATTTCGAGATCAAGCGATCCCTGCTGGGGGTCGCCCCGAACGGGCGAGACACCTTGATCCGCCACATCGATCAAGGGGATCCCGTTATCGCGGGCGATAAGAACGCGGTAAGGGAGCAATACCGAGCCCGCTAAGGGCCTGATGTCGCCGGTTGCGAGGGGTAGGGGCAGGATTGAACTAGTCCCCGCTTGCCCTAGGCCTGCAAAGGTAACAGCGAGGCCGACCGTTTCGCGCGTTATTGTGGCCATCTAGTAAGGGCTCCCGCCGAATAGGCCGCCCGAATAAAGGAAGGCGAGCCGGAGATCTCGCCGACCTCCCGCCGCCCCCGTAATCGAAACCGTAGGGGCTCGCAAACCGCGGATCGGGTCCATCCCTTCGGGGCATTCGGGGCCGGCGTGAATCCTGAGGGCGCCAACGTATTCGCCCGAAACCGCTTGATCGCCGATAATAAATGGGACGCCCAAAACCGACAAGCTCCACCATCCCCCAGGGTAATCCAGCGCGCAATAGGGGGCGCCCGTAGCCACGCCGATCGCGGCGGCCCAAGCCGGCTTAGCGGTTCGATAGTATTGCATACGGGCGCCGTGGACGCCGATCGTTCCGTCCAGATACAAGGTCCACCAAACGGGGAGCGTGGCGGGGCTGGGGGACATATTCACCACGGCGATCGAACCGTCAGCCGTAAGGGGCGAAAAGGAAACCTGCGCCGGCGACGGGAGCAAGCCGAGATCGTTAGCCCGAACCTGAGGAAACCAGGTAGCCGCGGGGAAAAACTGAGATAAAAGCCTTTCATCTCCCGAAACGTTAACGCTAGCCAGATCCCAATTAAGACCTAGAAATTGTATCCCATCAATTCCAAAGCCAGAGGATGGAAAATAAAATTGATTTCCCGAGGCCTGCAAATATGCCGTGAAACCCTTTGCGTTATTTGCCGCGGTAACGGTCCAACTCCACGTTCCGAAGGCCGCGAGAAATGCCGCAGGAAGGCCCGAGGGTAAGGAAGTCGCATAAGCATTTAAGGTCGCCGCAAAGGCCGTTCCGAAATCATCTGAGCCCCCGCCGCGAACGTAATACAGCCCGCCCCCGTAAACCCAAGGGGGGATTGTGTAATTCACAGCATTAGGAACATCGCGAATTGTAATTGAAAACGTCTGCGCCGGAATTTGAGCGGCGAAATAGGGCGTGAATACCTGAGCGGAAATAGCCATTAGAACCCCGAACCGCCGCGCGAACCGACGAAAGATAGCCGGCCTTGCATTGTGCGAATAGAAGCGGCGTCATTTGTTACGATCGTAACATTCTGCCGGCCGCCCTCGAAATATGCGAAATCTCCGCCCTCGCCCTGGGCCTCGCCCGCTGAGGTGTAAATAGTTTTCCCGTTATTACTCGGGCGCTGAGGGCGATCGGTTTTACTGAATAGCATAGAAGCGAGCCCGATAACCGCCACAATCGCGCCGACAACCGGCCCGAAAGACGATCCAGCCTGCGCCCCCGCGCCTGCTATCTGAGCGCCTGAACTAACAGCGGAAGCGGCCGTGGCGGCATTTGAAGCCGAGGTGGCGACGGAACTAGCCGCCTGGCTCGCCGCGGCGGCGGTATTCGCCGACACAGTCGCCACAGAACTAGCCGTGGCCGCGGCCCCCTGCGCCGTCTGAACGGCGGAAAGCGCTTCGGTCGCCTGCATTATTTTAATAACCACGTCGATAACTTGGCGCATTTTGTCGATCACGCCATCCTGAATTCCGCCCAGCGTGGCGAATGCGTCGCCGAGGTCTAGAACCGCGCTAGAGGTTTCCGCAAATGCGGCGCTTGCCGCTTTTTGCGTTTCCGCCACCTGAGCCGTCGCGGCGGCGGCGGGGGCAGGTGTCGCCGGAGTGGCGCCCTTGCCTTCCGCCTTGTCTAAATCAATTTCTAGTTTTGCGTCCCGCTGGGCCCGATATTCGGCGCCCGTCATTTCAGGATTGGCCGCGCTAAGTTTTATCTTTTCCAGATATGCGGGCTCGGGGCGCGCCATCATGTAATTAATTTGAATTGCTTCTGAATCAGCCCATTCTTTTAATTTGTCGAAAATTGGCTTCATCATTGCCGCGGTATCTTTCGCAGATTGTTCGGCGGCTTTCTTGCTTAGTCCTTTTGATATTCCAGCGACAAAACTTGAACCCGTATTTTCGCCGGCCGTAGCGGCAAGTTTAACGCCTTCCTTTTCTAAAGCTTGGATATCCCTTTCAAGCGCGTCCAATTGAAGCTGGGTCCCTACTTCGTAAATCCCGCCCATTTCAGCCATTAGAGATTCTGCGGATTCGCGATAAGCGCGGACTTGGGCCTCCACAAGTTTAGGCCTTTCTGTAATATTTAATTCAGCCGTTCGCGCCGCAATCATCGGCTCGCGCTCCTGAACGGTTAAATTCGGATATTGATTCTGAATTTCAATTGTGGCTTTCTTAAACATCGCAAAGCTAACCATTTGATTAGCCTCGGCGCGCTTTAGTGCGACATTATCCGCAAGGGCTTTGACCTGCGCGGCTTGCTCCTCGGCCTTCGCCAACGTCTGCAAATCCTTGAGCTTCTGAATTGTATTCAGCCGCTCGGTTTCCGCGTTGACAACGGTTCGGCCGGTTAACTTATCGACCGTTTTTGTAATTTCCTCATATTGCTGTTTTACCGTTTTGATCGGCTCGACAAGCGCCACGGTCGAAAGCGCGGCTTCTTTTTGCTTGGCTATTTGAATCTTAATTCTTTCGACATTTGAATCGACCATTTCCGAGTAACCCTCGGTTGCGCCGGTTACCTCAAAAAGAAATTTCAATAACTGCCCGCTAGGCGAATAGGTTACTAATTTCTTAATCCCATCGGCGGCCAATTGCGCGGCTACGTTCAGCGATTCAAATATGGTCGCCAGCCGCCCCGCGGCTAAATACATATCATCTGTGCCGAGAATCGCGCCCGCGAATGCGCCGGCCATATCATTCGATTTTTTCGTCGCTAGCGAGAAAGCCGCTTCACCCTCCGCGCCCCAAGTTTTAAATAGGGCTTCGGAAGATTTCATAAATGCGTCGGCGACTTGTTGGACGCCCGCCAAGGCAAGCGAAGCCGCGCCCAGCGCCTTGATCGCGCCAGGACCGCCGATCCCCTGAATCATTTTACCGGCCGCAATATCTAATTCGTCGCCAACGTCTTTTAATTGTTTCGTGAGTTTTTTAGATTCGCCCGCGGCTTCGTCTATTCCTGAGCCGGCGGCCTTTGCGTTGTCGCCCAATTTCTTAGCCGCGGAGGCCGCGTCATTTGAAGCGGTAGCCGCCTGGGCCGTAGCTTGCGCCGCTGAGGTAGCCGCGCTCGCTTCCGCGGCTAGGCCCTGCGCCGCGCCTTGGCTCGCCGTTTTAAGCCCTTCCTGAGCCGAAGCGAGGCCATCAACGGATTGATCCAGCGAGGCTAGGCCCTGTTTGGCATTCGCCACGTCGGCGCGGGCCTTAATAACCAATTCTTGCTGGATCGTTGACATTACTCAGCCCCGTTGTGAAATCTTGTAATTGCCGAGGTTATTCGGGATTTTTCCATCCTAAGCGATCGCGTAATATCCCGCCACATCGGCGGCCAAATTTCCCGGGGAATCACGGCGCCCGCTTCCGCGTCGCCCTGCAAATTCAGCCATTCGATATTCTCGCCTGTTAACACCATCGCGGGGCAATGGTCTAGAGGCTCGGCGGGAAGATCGTCCCGCCCTGCTAGCCCCGCGTGCATTGCCGCGAATTGCGCCGAGGCCCAGCCGCCAGGGAAGGCGGGATCGGCCATCCTAACGGGGTTCCGCTTCGGGAGGCCTGAACAGCCGAGGAATTTAAACCGGCCGGCCCGCGTGCAATCGGCGCAATCGAATTCCTTTCCGCCTTCCGATAGAATCAGCGCGAGCCGAAAGGCGGCTAGGATTTTCCCAGCTGGGCCTCATCATACAGCCCGAAGCCGATCGCCCCGCACACCTCGCCGAGAATCTTCGGCGGCCATTCCTGCGCCAGCCATTCAATTCGAGCTTCCCGCGCCGAGGGGACCGCCTGGACGGATTCGAGCGCGCCAGCCTTCCGAATTTCTACCCGCTCCACGGCCGCCGCGAATGGGCCTTCAATTGCGGCGAAAAATTCTTCGAGGGCTTCAAATTTGCCTTGGACGGCCTGAGCGAGATCTCCGCGGGCCTTGCCATCCCAGCGGTAGAAAACCGTTAGCGAGGTTTCGGCGTCGCGGTAAATTCGGGGCGTGTAAGGGATAGGGGGGAACAGCATTAGGGGTAGTCCTAGGCAAGGCCCTTGCGGGGCATTTAAGCCCCTTTGCAGGGGCAGGGAGGGGCTAGATAATCGTGAGGGTCAGCGGCTCGGTATTCTCTACCGACTTAACAGCCATCCCCGTCAATTTCTGCCGGACGGCGACGCCGCGATCGGGCGTGCTCCCTGCGAATTGAACAAAGGGCGCGGCGACTTTGAAACCGTAGCCGGCGGTCGCCGAATATGCGGCGGGGTATGCGGTCGCCGAGGCAATCGCAAACGAACCGCCGGCGAGCGCCTGAGAATAAATGTTATAGCTGGACGTGGGCGCCCAGATCGGATCGATCGTGAAAGTAATATCACGCTTTGCGTAACCAATTCCGCCAACGCCGAGCGTCGAAAGCGCGCCATCGGTTAGAATATAATCTGCGCCGAAATCGATCGAAATTTCGGTAGACGTCACGTTAGCCGTTACGGCGCCGTTTCCGTCATTCAGCGTGAGGCCCTGGCCCGTTCCGCGGATAAACTGATTTGCGGCGACGTCCCAATTGTTACCGCTGAGATCGTCGGCGGAATCCGACCAATTAGAATTGTAAACGCCGAGGCCTTCAATCTTGAGCCGGTGAAGCCCGTCACTTTTCAGCGTGAAAGTAGCCTTTCCGATTTTACAGCCTGCGATCAAAGCCTTCAATTTCGTTCCGCCCGCGGGCGCGCCCTTCAATCCGAAATAACCGGCGAGGGTAAAACTGCAATTTGTGTTATTCGTTGTAGTGTTGATCTTCGGGGTAAGCCGAATTTCCGCTGAAGTAGTGGAATTATCTACCTCGAAAGCCGAAGCGATGATTTCGGAAATATACTTAGGGATCCGCAAATGGCCTGAGGTGGCTTCGCCGTCGCCGTAAATGGGCATTTCCATCGACCACGTGCATTTGGCCACCGTCACCTGGCCCAGATATTTCGTTCCATACATATCTTCCAGCGCCGGATTTTCCATTGAAAACCCTAGATCAATTGTCGGCGTCGCCTGAAAAACGGGGATCGCGTCGGCCTTCGTGAGGGCTTCCGCTGTTCCCTCGGCGGTTTCTAGGGCCGCGAGAATCGCGCCAAATGAGCCATTGTAACTATTGATCGAAGCCATTTTTTATACTCCCGAATTTGCAGGGGTCGCCCGCAATTGAATTACTGAAATCAAAACGATCGCGTCGGTATAGGTGTCCCCATCCCCGCCGAAATTCGGCGTAAATGCGGGCGGCTCGCTTTCGACTGAATAGCAAACCCCGAACCCGTCTGCAATTAGCGTGCGACAGGTGGCGGGGAGGTCCCGCAATAGCAGGTAGGAAACGGCGCGGCATAGGTTTAGAGCTTGCCGCTGGGCAAATTCGCGGGCCACGGTCACGCCGTAGCCGCCGGCGGTATAGGCTGAATTTTCGTCACGCCTAACCCGCACAAGGGCCGCGATCCGCTGGTCCACGAATCCCGTCGCCGAATCCATCCCTTCGAGCATTGTAGCGTTTTCACTCCAAATAAAAACGTGCGGCACTAGGGTTTCGTCTAAATTCTGAGTGTCCGGCTTTCGATTTGAATAACCGCCATCCAGCGCGAACCCGTCCAAATCAAAGGCGATCGGCTGGGCCGGTAATTCAGCCGGCACTAGATAAGCCGGCGCGGTGTCAAAATCGCCGCCTGCGCCGAATAGCTGATCCAAGGTCCCGATCGCCCCTGGGCCGCTCCCGTCGGTTCCTGAGGTCAATTGAAAAAACGCGGAAAGGGTAATCGAATCCGATCCCCACCATCCTAACGCGGGCGCGCTCACGGTTCCCGCCTAGCCGCGGCGAAGCCTGCGCGGCCCAGCCTGCCCCGCAAAACCCTTTGCATACCTCGGGCGACCTCTAGGGCCGCTGATTCATTCAATCGAATAACGGGGCGCGCCGGTGTATTCGCGGTTTTGTCCCAAGGCTGGAAAAATCCGCCCTGCGATAGGCGGGCCGCAATGCCACCTTTTCGGCCCTTCGCGCCCCAAAACATACTCAGGCCCGCGACGCCTTCGATATGGTCGCCCTTGCCCTTCCTGAATGCGTCCCGAAGGGGATCGGCGCTACCCTGCCACACTAGGATCGACGTGCCGCCGCCGGCCTTCGATTTCATTTTAGAGTAACGCGGCTCGGCGCCGTAACCGGACCAGGCGCCCGCGTAAACGTTCGCGCCCGAATTATCAAAAGCTTCCTGTGTTGAATCTTCCAGCGTGAAACGGGGATCGACTACATTTGCCGCAATACCTGGGCAGGGCGTCGGCCGGATAAAACCTTTCCAAACTAACGCCCAATCGTTTGAAATTGTAACGTCGGCTAACTGAAGCATTTTAGAAACGTTTTTCAGGCCTGGGATTTCGATCTGGATATTCATTTTAGCGCGTCCAGCTATTGATCCGGTTCAACGGGTCCCAGAATATACCGCGGGCCGCCTGCAATTGCGAGGGGCTTAGCCCTTCCGTATGCGACCGAACCGAATTCACCCCATCGATCTGGGTATAGGCGCGGAGATATTCGGAAGGGTTGACGCGGATTCGATCCAGCCGGCGGGAATATTCTTCGGACCATCCCCGCGCCTGAGCTTGATTTGCGGCCGTGGCGAGGCCGTATTGCCCCAGCGAGCCGATCGCCACTACGTTCCCCAAATTAACGTAATCGTCGGGGAAATCCGCCACTGTAATCGAAGCGGGGTCAATCCCGATCGCCCACAACATTCTGCAAACGTCACCCGATACTACATCGATCGCGTTTTCTAGGGCCACATCGTCGGCCGTTTTCAGGAATGCGATCCAGCCGGCTTTCAGCGTCGCCGTGGTAATTCCGAATTGATTTGTTGAAACGAAAGCCATTTGAACCGCCGAGCTGGAAAAGAAAAGGGGCGAGCCGCAAAGCCCGCCCCTAGCCTTCGGGCCGTTAGCCTAGCAGGCCTTAGCCGCCGTAGTTTGCGGGCGTCTGAACGGGCGTCTGGAAACAGAATCCAAGCGCCGGCTCCACGATTGCCACCTGAGCCGCCTGTGAAGCGGTATAGGCATAATCGTTAGTAGCTTCAAGAATACCCTCGCGGAGAGAGAAGGGCTTAGCCTGGTAGGTGTAAAGCGCCGACCGCGTGTAAAGCGAAGCGTTATCCTGATCGGCGACGTGGCCAACCCAAGCGAAATTAGAATTAATAAAAGCGTTACTCGCCGTCTGGCCAAACGCCGCGGAATTCTGCGAAGCGGAGAGGATCAGAACCTCCACACGGTCCACCTGAGCGCCAGGGTTAAGCGAAATCAGCTCGGCCAAAAGCTCGGCCGTCTTAGCCGGCGTGAAGCCCGAGGCAATATCTCCGCCGAGAGACTTAAAGTAAGGATTCTGTTTAAGGGCGAAAAATGCCGCCCATCCCAGAACGATCTTATTCGCCTTCTTGCCAACCTTAAGCGGCTGGGCCGTAGCCTTCGCGAGGGCCTGAACAATATCATAAGACGGATCGTCCCAATATGTTCCGGCCGCGCCCGTGGTAGTGCCGGCCCAATTCGAGCCGGTGGAGACAAGCGAAGCTAGCTTCTGTTCATGCTCCAGCATAATCGCGGTAGTCATTGCGGGGGCCGCGATCTGGCCCTCATACGACTGAATACCCTTCGGCCCCATGTTATCGCGAATAACGGTTGAAATCGTGGTCTGAGCCTCACGAATCGGGATCAGAATATCCGAATCCTGAAGGCCAACGTTGATCTGCCGGATATTCGCGCCAGGCGCCTTTACAAGCGAACGGCCGGCCACGCTAAGGCCCTGCCAATCCGTCCGAAAAAACTTGCCCTTAAATGCGGTTCCCGAAACGTCGGCGCTGATATCGCCTTCGAGATTAACCGTAGGGGCGGCCATGCGAGAAATGAAAAGGCTAGGATCGTTTGCGACGGCTTCCATTGCCTGAGGAATTGTAACGCTTGCGGTCGAGGACATTTGAAAGCCTTAGGTTGGGGCTAGAGATTCAGCGAGAAAGGGGAGAGAATTAATTAATCGACAACATTGCCGCCCAGAACATTACCGATCACAAGGTCGCCCGCGGCCGTGGTAAGCGAGGCGGTGTAATCGGTAATCTTGACGCACTGCTTTTTGGAACCCGAAGCGGTCCAAACAACGGCCGCGCCGGCGCTGTCGGAGGTCCCGATCGCGACGCCCGAAGCGGGGATCGCGCCGCCGCAAAGGATATAAGCCGGCCCGAAAGTAACGATCGAAACGGGCTCAGTCGAAACTGCCCCATCCGACTGAACTACGCCGATAAAAGGATCCGTCGCCGCCGAGCAAGCCACAACCTGGCCCGCGGTAGAATGCATTTTTACAAGCTGGCCCGCGGCAAGCGTGCCGGCCGCAGTAAAGGTCTGAGCGAAAGATCCAGGGATTGCATATTGAAGCGAGGTAGCCATTTTATTTACTCCGAAGAGAGAGGGTTAGAATCAATTAGGAAAGGCGATTTGCGGCGCGGGCCTTGTCAATTCGAGAATACATCTCCGAAACGAAAGCCTGCGTCCCCTTGCGGTGGCGGCCTTCCTTTTCAATCTCCGAGATAATATCCGCGGCGGTAATCTTCGCGGCAAGCGTCGGCGCCTTCGCGGCCGGCGCGGCAAGGCTAGAACCTGAGCGAACCGAAACGCCGGCGTAATCGCCGAGCAAGCCGGCGGCGCCAGCGGGATCGCCCTTCGCGAGGCTCAGCGCGTAGGCCCGAACGTGAGCGGGGAGCAGGGCGCCGCTTTCAACGTGGCCCTGAACGATCTGAGCGATCTTAGCCTCGCCGAGCGGGGCCACCTTGGCGGCTACGCGGCTCGCGATATCTTCGGCGGCCTTTGCCATTGTGACGGCCGCGGAGGCCGCCTTAGGGGCCATCTCGGGGGCCTCGGGGGCCTCGCCCTCGCCGTCCATTTCCTGAGCTTCCTTAAGGCCTTCGGGGGCTTCCTCGCCGCCCTCGCGATCCAGGTCGATCGCCTGCATTTCTAGAACCTTGTCAAGCTTCGCGGCGAGGCCCGCGAAGGCCTCGGCGTGAGGGGCGAGAAGCTCGCCGAGAAGGTCCCGCATTTGCGCGATCTGCGATTCGTCGAAAGCGAGGGAAACGCCGTCAACTTCCGGCTTAATTTCATAATCCATCTTTTCACCTTTTGCGAATAGACGCCGCGCAAATCCGCGGCGATAAACTGCGATCGTTTCAACGCTCGGCGATTCGGCGAATGCCTCGGGCGGCAAGCCATCCCGCGCGCTGGGGATTGATTCAAAAAATCCAACGTCCACAAGGGCCGCCGCGAACATACATTCGCCCGCGATTCGCGAACCGTCGGCAAGGGTATAATCCTGAGCCAAGGCAATTGAAAGATCCAGCCATTCGCCGCAATCGATCTGACACCATGCGCGGGGCGTCCATTCAATACAGGCCCACAAGCCGCCCTGGTAGGGGCCTGCCCCATCGCAAACGTGAACCCCGCAAATAGTGCCGGCCCTTTCGAGCGTGGCCCCCGTTTCGCTTCCCTGCAAACGCAATTCGATCGCGTGCATATAAGAAACGGGGAGGCCCTTAGCCTTCGCGCCCTTCGCTTCCTGAGCCGCGAAAAGCGATTCGGTCGCCGCGCCGATCGCCTGCAATTTGTCCAGCGTGTAAATTCTAATTTCCCCGCCGAGATCTTCCGCCTGATTCAGGGGGAGGAGCAAATGCCAGCGCGTGCGGTCCATGCATTCGGGCCGCTCGGCGCCGTAGCGGCGAAACAAACGCGCCTCGCCCGAGGGCGTCGCCCGCGATCCGCTGAGGTTCGCAAATGCGATTTGCGAAGCGTCAAACATTAGGGGCCGAAAAGGTTACAGGCGGCGACAACGTCGGTTGCGGAAATCCGCACAAGGCGAACCGTCTGCAAATGCGAAGGCGGGATCGTAGCGTCGGCGGCGTCCGAAACGATAACCGTAACATTTGAAACGCCGGTAGTAACAAGGTTCGTTGTCGCGCCTTTGTTATAAACCTGAAAATCGAAATAATCGCCAACCGCCTTCAAAACGCCGCTAGTGTCATTCGTGAGGGCCGCGAAGCTGGGAAGGGTAAGCGTGCGGCCGGTGGCGCCGGTGTTCGCGGTATAGAAGCCGCTGAGGATATTAGTAACCGTCAAAACAACGGGCGCCGCTACGGTCCCGCCATCCGTTCCGGCGCCATCGCCGAAGGCAAGCGGGGGCAGGGCCGCCGCGCCATTTCCCGCCGCATTCGCGCCACGGCCGGTGAATACGGGATCAACGATCAAGACTGAAGCCAACGGGCCGCGATTTGCCATTTTACTACCTTGGGAAGCGCCCCGCTAAGGGGCGGCGTCAATTGAATTGATCTTTTAATAGAACCGCGCCCGCTAGAATAGCAAGCGGAATTAATGCGAAACTTAGCCGAGGCCTGAGCCTTCAAACTTTCCAGGCGCCGCGGTCCCGAATTTGTAAACGTAAATACAGCGGCAAACATTACCATACGGCCCGAGCGTCGAAAGGCAGTTTTTATTAGGCGGGCGGTTTTGGATATAATCCGCCGAGCCGAATTCAAAAACCTCTCCGTCAACGGCCCTGCAATTCGAGCAAGTTACTTTGTCCATAATCGCCGAATAGGTCGCCAGCTCCACCGGCGGCCCTTCAACGCGGGCGACTTCCTCGCGGGTTAGGTTCGCCGTTTGTGTAACAGCGTTGACGGCGAGCTTTTCCCAGGTCGCAAGGGGCATTGCCAGCCCCGAAACCGCGGCGAGGGATTGCCCCCCCGTAGCCTCCACCGTGGCGGCCTCCCGAAGCCTGCGATTCAAATCATCATTGATTTGATTTGCGAGAATCGAAGCCCGAGCGGCGACAACCTGATCCAATTCAGCGGCGAAAGTTTCGGGCTCAGCCGAAGGCGTCCAATTTGATCCGGCCTGGGCCTTGATCTCGCTGAGCAATTCGCGCCGGTTAAACTGCGACCAATTCGCGAGCAAAGGCGCAAAGGCCTTTTCATATTCGGCGAGATAGTCCACGGATAGCCCCGCGATTTTGTTAACCTGCCCCGCGGCAATGAAGGGCGCGGCTAGCTTCGCAAAATCCGCCCGCTGGCGCTCCCCGATCGCGTCGGCGATCGCCGTCAACGTGGTCCCGCTCGCTTGAATTCCTGAATAGAGGCGGGACCACGCTACCGCCTTTTCTGCCCCATTCAATTCGCGGAATGTCGCGAAGGCCTGCCCATCCCTGCCGAAAACCATAACCGCGGCTTTCGCAGATTTAAGCCCCGCGGCCGCTCCCCGCATTGCGCCGGTTGGCTTAGTATCCACCTCGCCCAAGGCCTTCGCCCTGTGAATAAAAGCCGCTTCCGGCCCTGCGTCGGTCACAAGGGCCAGCCCGTCAAGCTCGCCGCTTTCGGCCCAAGGCCCGAGGGCCACACCTGCCCCCGCGCTTTCGGGGCCATCGTCCAGATCGTCGCCGGCCATTTCCTCGCCGAATTCCTGAGCCTCGGCGCTAGTGGCGATTTTCTTAACCGCTGGCGCGGCCGTAGGATTTGAAATTGTGAAATCGGAGATCGGGAAACCGATCTGAGCCTCGACCATTTTCTTCGCGGTATCTTCAGGAACGCCCGCGGCCGAAAGCAAAAGAATTGCCGAAACCGGCGCGATCGGATTCGGATTCAATTCTGTGGCTACCAAACTGCCCAAAACTTGCTGGGCCACCTGCAAGGCGCCGACTAGAAGCGGCGCGGATTTGTTTTCATTTCCAGCCATTTCCTGATCCTCGGCGCTATCTTCGGCGGTAGTAAATGGCACGCCGACCGTATCGCTCAGCGATCGAATATCGTCCGGCGTGTAAAGGGGCGAGCCATCGGGATTCACAAGCGCCCGCACGCGCCCGACACCTTCCCAAATATTCAAAACCTCGGCGTCCGATCGCGTCATTATGCCATCGATTCGCAATTCAGGAACAACGGCCAAATCCCCGATCAAAACATCGCACGCGGTTTGAATCCACGTCCGGCGACTTGATTTGATTTGCTCGGCATATCCCTGCAATTGACGCAATCTCTCCGCTTGTTGAACGTCGGCGAGGTTATAACTTCCGCCATTCTGCCCGATTTCGGAAGCGAGCGCGCCAAGGGATCGCAGAATTTCTTTGTCGAAATATTCCATCGCGGCGAGAAAGCCCGTATCTGAATCAAATTGGAGCATTTCCATTGTTACGCCTGGCGGAAGGCCCATATATGCCTGGCCCGAATAAAAGAAATCTTTAGCGGCCTGAGCGATTGAATCCGAAACGCCCTTAGCCTTCGCGCTTTCGGAATCCATTTTGAACAGCGGGAAACCATTTCCCCATTTCCGCCTATGCATAAGCGCCGAAACGAACCATTCTGTTTTGCCCTGCGACGCATACCACGCCGCGCGCAAATCGCTGAGCCCTTCCAAATTCAGGCCGATCCGCTGATTTGAAACTAGAAGCAATTTCCGCGAATCGATAACCGGCATTCCCTGAACCGTAATCCCAGGAACCGCCACGTCGGCGAGCAAGCCAGGCGAGCCCGAGGCATTTTGCACAACCCCTAGCCATCGCTCCCGCTGGTCCCAAACCCATCGCAAAACCGAGCTTTGCGCCCTATGTTCGACAAATGTTGTCCGGCGGCGCCCCTGCAAAGTGGGGTCAATTCCGAATTCGTGCAAAACGAATCCAGGGACCATCGAATAACTTTGCTCGCGGATAATCTGCGAAGGATCAATATCGGGATTATGAAACCACTCTAGATTTAGAATCTCCGCGGCGCGCTCGGTAGATTCTCGCATTGCGGCGCCGGCTTTATAACGATCTTCGGGAGACATCCCAGGCGCGGCCGCGATAGCCTCCCAATCCAGATCGGGCGCGGCGTAATATTCGGAAGCCTGCGCCACCCTTTCGACCGTGGCCCGAATCGCATTCCGCGCCACCGGATTCGATCGCGCCATCCTTTCAAATTCGCCCTGATCGTAAGTTAGGCCTCGGGCCACTAGCGGCTTAAGCTGGGTTTTGTTTTCGACCTGAGGCAATCCGCCCGCGGTAGGGGTTCCGCTTAGGCCCTGTTTATTCGGCAGATCTGCGACCTCGGCGATCAGATTCAAATATCGATCGGCCTCGCCCCTCGCCGCAAGCCTTCGCTTGACGCTGGGCGCCCGCGGGATCTCGCTTCCCATTTGCACTAGAATCGCCTCTGGCTGTATATCTTCGGGCCGGCGGATCGCGGGATTCCTGAACAGCGCCGAATCGTCAACGCCGCCGAGGTAATCCGCGGGGTTAGGAATCCGGCCCGAGCGAACGGGCGGGGCGTCAACCCGCACAAGCTCGGCGACGCGCCGCCGGCCCCGTTCGATTGTGTCCCGCGTGAATTCCCCCGCCACGCGGGCGGCCTTTTCGTAAATTCCCATTTTATATCCCTCGGCTTAGGTTCGGGCTATCCTAACGCCCGCAATCCGCCCCGTCTAGCAGGGGCGAAGCCTCGGGCCTAGTATCTCCCCGCTTGCCTTCCTGCCCATATCTTTAAAGACCATCCGAGCCGCGCCATTTCACAACCTGCGCGCCGTGGTAATCTGCCCCCTTCGGCGGGCGATACTCTCCCCCGCCTGAGATAACGGGCGCGTCCATTTGATTCAGGCCCAGCGTATGCGGCAGGCAATAGCGGGCGCCATGCACTAGGGCGTCTATTCGGCCTGGCGACCATCGGCGCGAGCCGCGCGGGGGATCTGGGTCCCAGCTCACCATTTCATCCTCTAGGCCTTCAAGCCTCCCCACGTGGCAAAACTGGCCCAGCCTGTAAAGGTTTGCGACCGGAACAGCTCGGGCCGCCTTGCTCCCCACGGCGTGAATCAGAATCACAGGGACGCGGGGATCAACCGCGGCGAGGGTTAGCCGTACCATTTCGCCGCCCTGATTTTGCTCGGCGACGATACAGCCGGCCCCTATGCGCCAGAATAGATCGATCGCCCGCCTAGCCCATTCCTCGGGGCCGTAGCGGCCTGATTCATCGGCGATCGCATATCCGATTCCACCGGCGGCCCCTACCGCCACGATCCCCGCTTCGTCGGCGTTTTCTGAATTTGAAATAGAAGGATCGATTGAAACGCATATGCGATCCATCGGCGGCGCCTGAGCCAAACGATTTCGATCGATATCGTCAAAGCTCCAAAGGGCGCCAGGGGAATCGTCCAGAAATTCACCTAGCAGGAAGCGAGCGCGGCGCCTTGTGTCCATTGCGTCAAGCTCGGCGAGATAATCGGGCGAAAGGCGGGGATTTGACGCGGGGTTGATCTGCGCCGCATAATACCAGGCCGGATTTGCAATCGGGCCGCCGCTCGGGCTTTGACCTTTTAGCCATTCCTGCGCGGTCCAATGTTTTGAGCCCGAGGGATTTAAATCGTAAAATGCTCGGGCCGGCATAATCCCTGAGCCATCCGAATATCTGCAAACCTGAGCCAAACGGGAGCGAACCAAGGGGACAACCGACCAAGGAATTTGCGACGCCTCATTTAAATAAATTGTCACAAATTCGAGGCCTAGCAATTTCTCGACACGCTCGCCCGAATCCAGCCCCGAAAAATGAATTTCGGATCCGTTAGTAAATCGGGCGATTTGATCCGATTGATTCAGCGAAACGGCGACACCTGGGAAGCGATCGCGCAATACATCGGAAAATGTCCCGAGCATAACCGACTTTCGGATCGCATTATGATTTAGACGGGCGACCAAATGCCGCGAACCGGCGGCCCGAAGCGCCCGCAATATCACGGAAAAAATCAGCATATAAGTTTTACCCGAGCGCGATCCCCCGTAAAGTAAAACGTGGCGCGGGTCCCGCTCCGCGATAGCTTCCCAGATCTCTACCTGGCGCGGCGACCATTCGAGCGATTCGGCGGAAGGCATAACGGAAGGCCTGCGAAGGGGGCGAGAAAGCGGGGCCAGCGGCCGGCCGTTCTAATCTACTGCCCCGCGCTGGCCCCCGTCAATTCCGCCCCATCCTGAGCCCTCGCCGTTTCCCTTGCGACACAATGCAAACGGGGTTAGGCCTGCCCCTACCGCTAGCCGCCGCGCCTCCCCTTCCGCCGCCGCTAGCCCTGGCCCTCGGCGGGCGGTTCCTCACCCTCTCCCGCCCGCCGAGCGGCCTCCCCCGTCCAGCCTGCAAAGGTGGCCCCGAAGATCGCCGCGCCGATCTTTCCGCTGGCCCTTCCTGAGCCCGCGCCCGTAACCTTGCGGATTGACTAGGGTTTGCAATCTAGCAAATCGTCAACGCAAAGGTTGACAGGGGAAGCGGAGCGGATACAATAGGGGGACCAAGGCGAGGCAATCCGGCCCCCGCCCGAACCTGAGGATCCGCAAATGAACACCGCCCCCGCCGCCCCTTCCGAAGCCCTCGCCGCTACGCTGGCCCGCCTTGACGCCGCGGCCGTTTATTACCTCGCCGAGGTCAACCGGCTGGACGCCGAATGCGCCGCCGCGAAGGCCGCTGGCAATACGGCCCAGCTTGACGATCTCCGCTACGATCGGACGCACGCCCTAACGCATTTCAATTTCGCCTGCGATCGCGCCGCCACGCTTCGCGCTTCCCGCTAATCCCTGCCCCCTTCCCCCTGTAAAGGATCCGACAAATGAACGCCGATCAAGCCCTCTCCCTGCAATCCCTTCTGTTGAAGCTCGCCGCGCCCCTCGGCGGCAATTGGACCCCCTCGCGCGCCACGGTTGGCGATATTTCGATCCAGGCTAACAGCCGGATCAACGGTCACGCCGTCAACGCTACCCTTACCCTTTTTGAGGGCCGCTCCCTGCATATCGCGCGCGAGATTCGGATTGAATCCGAACCCCGAACCGGCGGCGTTGATTTCCGCGGCTGGGCCTGCGCCTTGCTCGCCGATCTTGAATTTGACACCATCGCCGCCGCCTTCGATCAAATCCGCGCCGAGGTCGCCGAGGCCCAGCGCGCCGCCTCCGCTGAGATCTCCACCATTCGAGCCGCCGAAGCCGCGGCCTCCCTTAACTAACCCGCTCCCCCCCCTTCCTAAGGATCCGCAAATGAATCTTAGCCCCTTCGCCCCCGCTCCGCTCGCCGAGGAAATTCTAGATCTGAAATTCGCCATCGCCCGCGTTGACGCGGAGATCGCCACCTTTGCAGGCTGGGCCACGGTCGCCCGCGATTATCACGCCCGCGGCCTTTTGAGCCCCGAAGCCCTCGCCTTTTCCCTTGCTACCTGGGCCAAGGGCGCGGCGACTTCCGAAATGGTCGCCGGCCGCCTTCGCGGCGAGCTGGACAACCTGCAAACCCTCGCCCGCGCCCGCGCCATTGTGGCGGCCCCTCGTTTTGAATGGGTTAGCGGAATGCGATACCTTACGGAAGGCCGCGCCTATCGCCTCGCCGACGATGATTTTTTTGGGAAGATTGTTTTTCCGCCGGATCATATTCCCGATCTAGGCGACGCCCGCACGCTGGACGCCCTCCGCTGGATTGCAAAGGTTGGCCGCGAAGCCTCCCCCGCTGAAATCCTCGCCGCTTTGCAGGTGGCGCCGTGACCCGCGCCGACGCCCTCACAGAATGGGGCCGCCGCGCGGTAGTTTGCCCCCGCTTCCGCTGGGCCCCTGGTATGCTCGCGATCGTTCCGCCTGCAAACAATGGCGCCACCGGCTACTTTCAAAGGATCGCCGAAGGGAGCGGCCCCGTCAATTCGGATCGCGCCTTCCCTGACCTCGCCGATCCCGCCACCCTAGGCGCCTTGCTCGGGCTAGTGCGGGAAGCGGAGGGCGATCCCTCCCTTTTCGCAGAATGCCACCCCATCGGCGCCAGGTGGCAAATTCACAGCATTGACGGGGGGATCTTCGGCGAAGGCGAAACGGAAGCCGCGGCCCTTGTCGCCGCTTTGCAGGGGGGCGAATGAATCCCCGCCCCTGCTATCCTACCGCCGCCGAAGCCCGAGCCGTGGCCCTCACTTCGGGCCAGCTTGAAACCTGCGCCTATTCGGGCGACAATTGGGCCTTTCTTTTTGAGCGCGCCGAATTCTCGCGCCGCTGGACGGACGGGACAACATACGCCGGCGAGGTTGACGGCCGCCGCTGGGCCGTTCGTTTGCTTCGCCGATCCCCTGCGAATCTTGCCCCGCCTGAGCCTAGCGCCGAGCCTGCCCCCTATGCTATCCCGCCCCGCAATCTTCCCCCCTGCCCCTAAGGCCTGCAAATGAATTTGAAGCCCGCCCCTATCGCTGAGATTGCCGCGAACCTCGCCGCTTCCCCCGCCTTCGATTGGATCCCTGGTATGCTCGCGATCCTTCCCGAAGGCCTCGCCGTCCAGCGGGTAACAGAAACGGGGGCCATCCCTACCGCCGGCGCCATCCCCGATCTAACCGACGGGGCCACGCGCGGCGCCCTTCTAGACCTTGTGCGGGCCGCCTGGGCCGATCCTACGATCTGCCCCTACCGCGTGAGCGATCAAACTTGGGAGGTATACAGCGAAGCAAGCGAGGAGCTTGGCGACACCTGGCCCGTTACCTTTGACCATCCCGAGGAAGGCGGCGCCCTCGCCCTTGCCCTTCTCGGCGCGCGCCAGCCTGCCCCGTAATGCGTCGCATTATCCGGCCCGATACGTTGACGCCCGCCGAGGTCGCACGCTCGCAAATGCGCCTCGCCCTTCGGGAGCTTCGCGACGCGGAAGATTCACGCGCCCGCAATCCCGAACGCTACCGCCTCGCCGGCCTGAGATACGATCAAGCCGCGGCGGCCTTCCTCGCCGCTTCGGGCCTGCCCCCCGCTGGGCCTTCCGATCTTGGCGCCTGAGCCCGTAACCCTCGCCGCCCTTGTCGCCGAGGCCCGAGCCGCGGAGCAATCCGGCGACCTGCCCCGAAGCGAGCGCGCCGCCTTAGCCCTGCGCCTTGCCTTCGGCGTTTCGATCGCTGGCCCATCCCGCGCGAGCTGGACACCATACCGCGGGACCTAGCAGAAATCAGCCGCCCCGCGCCCGAAGATCCGACAACCCAGGCGCGGGACGGTTGACGGGCTTTCGCCCCCCGTAAGCCCGCCGCTACCGCTGGACGCCGAGCCCGTCAAGCGGATCGGAAGATCGAACCGCGCCGATCTTTCTGCAAACAATCTTCGGGCCTTCCTGAGCCGAACCGCGCAAACCCGCATAGATCCTTGCGATCGTCGCCCTTGCCTTCCCTTGCCTATGGTCAACGCTAGTGTTGACTTGTCACAAGATAGGGGTTAGGATAACCGGACCCAAGGGAGGCAAGCCCGCCGCCCTGCAAACCGATAGGATCCGAAATGAACAGCCCCGCCCGCACGCCCGCCAACGCTATCCACGCCGCCAAGCTCGCCGCCAACCTTGCCAAGGCCCTGGCAAAGGGCGTGGCCCTCTCCGCTTCCGCGAAGGCCCGCGAAATCAGCGCCGAGGCTACCGCCTATGCCAAGGCCGCAAAGGTCGCCGCCGACTACAGCGCGATCGTCGCCGGAACGCCCGAGGCCCAGGCGGAAGCTATCGCCAGCGCCTTCGCCTTCGCCCGCCTTGTCGGCCGCCTTGCTACCGACGCGCAAACGGAAGCCCTCGCCGCTGGCCCCCGCTAGTCGCTGGGCCAAGCCCGAAGGCGGGCGCAATCCCCGCCCGCGATTCTCTCCCCCCTGCCCCTTGCCAAGGATCCGAAAATGAACAGCCCCGCCGAACGCTTCGCCGCCAAGCTCGCCTCCCTTCCTACCGCACAACTTCGCGAGGTTATCGCCGGCCTTTACAGGGACACCCGCCCCGCCGCTTCGATCGCTTTCAATCTCGCCCTGGTAGAATTGGAAGGGCGGATCCCCGAATCTGATTTCGTGAATTTCTGCGATAGTTTCTAAAGCCTCGCGATAGTTTCGCGCCATCCCTGCCCCCTTCCTGAGGTCCCGCAATGCCCATCCCTGCCCCTCGCCCTGCCCCTACCCTCGCCGAGCTGGACGCCGCTAGCCTTGCCGCTTGCGAGATCCGCAAAGCCGCCAACGCCGCCGCCCTCGCGCACGCCGGTTTCCCCATCCGATTCCACCCGCAAGCCGCCGCGATTCTGGACGCGGTAGGAAGGGCGACGCGGGAAAAGATCGATCGCTACCTAGACGACGTGGCGGCCGCGAAACTTGCCCCCGCTCCCGTCCAGCCTGAGCCCCCGAAGGCGGGCCACCTTCCGCCCGCCTAGCAGGAAGATCGAACCGGCCCGATCTTCGCCCCATCCCGCCCGATCTTTCTGCGAAGAATTTTGCAGGGCCAGCGGAGGCGATCGCGCAAACCCGCATAGATCCTAGGCTTGCGGGGCTTGCTCCCTCTCCCGTTGTGTCAACGCTAGTGTTGACTAGTCACAAGGGAGGGGCTAAGGTAAGGGCTCCCAGGGCGAGAGCCCGCAACCGAACGGAACCCAAAATGAACCTGCCCCCCGTCAAAACCTTCCCCTCCCTCGCCGGCCTTACTCAGGACCAGATCAACGCCGAATACAAGCTAGCCCTCGAAGGCGAGGCCCGCGCCAACCTGAGCGCCCGCGAAGCCGAGGTGACGATCCGCGCCGAATTCCGCGCCGAGGTAATCGCCTGGGATCGGGCCAACGCTCGGGCTTACTTCGCACGTCAGATCGAATGCTACACAGCTTTTCGCAAGGGCGCCTAAGGCCTGCCCCGCGAAGGGCTCGGCGGCTAGGCCCGCTGGCCCATCCTGCCCCCGCCTTCCTGCCCCGCCTAGACCTTAGCCTGAGCCGCCGACACTACGATCGCGATCGGCGCCATCCCATCGCCCTCGCTCGGGCCGCCGATCTTCACCTTAGCCGCGGCGTCCAGCCCTAGCAGGCGGGCGCGCCTATCTTCGATCGCAAGATAGGTGGCGATCGCTTTCGGGTCGCCGGCCTCTACTTGGGGCCAGATTGCGCCCATCGCGACGCTGAGCCGATCCTGCGATTCGGCGACGTGGTCAACACAAGCGCGGGCGACCTCGGCGCGAGAATCCTGTAGTGCGCGGGAGATCAAAAGTTTAACGTAACATTTCGAGATCCCCAGCTCGGCGGCGATATCGCGCGGCAATTTGCCGGCGAGCCGCAAGGACCAGACCTTGGCACGATAGTCAACCCGTTGATGTCGCGTGAATCCCATAGGGGGCAAGATACGCCCGCCCCCTGCCCCTTGTCAACGGTGGCGCCCTAGCCTTCCTGCCCCATCCTGAGCGATACCAGGGGCAGGCCTGAGCCGAACGCAATACACCTGCGATCTTAGTGAAGCGGAAACGGCCCAGCCCCGAACCGCTGGACGCGGAACGGGCGAGCTTGCGAACCGCTGGCCCCTCTCCCTTCCTGCTAGTCACCTCGGGGCCGCGCAAATTCCACTGAACAAAATTTAGGGCGTCAAATGTTCACCTGAAATTTGTTCAGTGGTTTTGCCATCCCGAGCGCGCCGACCCCCTGAACAAAAATTAGGTGAAAATTTGTTCAGTGGAATGGGAGGGAGCAGGGCCGGACGCAAAACCCACTGAACAAAAATTAGGTGAAAATTTGTTCAGTAGAATTTTGACGCGCCCCCTCCCTTACCGCCTGCCCCCCGTTTGATAGCCTGAGCCTATCGGTCCCGCTCTCCCGTTCGATAGCCTGAGCCTATCGCCCGCACGCCTTCGGGCCAGCTCGCCGGCCTGCCCCGCTGGACAACGCGCCAGGGCGACGGGACCCCATCCCGAGGAATCGGATTAGCCCTTGCGCCCTTGCCCCTTTGATCTTCCTGCAAAAAATCGACGGGAGCGGGCGAAGCCTCACGCGGGCGCGCGCGAGGGCCAGCGGGGGCCACGGCCTCCCTCGGGCCACCTGGCCAGCCCTCCCTCACTCTCCGCCAACCTCCCTCCGCAAAATTCGGCAGGGTCGCGCGATAGGCAAAAACTATCAAAACCCGCGATCCCGTCCAACCCCATGAAATCACTACAAAATCCCGCCCTTTTCCACAGGATAACGCTTCGACTTTGATCGAAACGAGTAAAAAGACCGACCGGTCGGTTTTTTTTGAAATGTTCGGGCGTCCAGCTCGCTCCGCTTCGCCCTCCCCTCTCCCCTCGGCTTCCTCGGCTTTCCTCGCTTCCCCTTCCTCGTTTCGCTTCGCTTCCTCGCTCCCCGCTCGCCCTGGCCCTTACTTGATCGGTTACTTGCTCGCCCCGCTCGCCCATCCTGAAAAAAAGCGACAAAAAAAGCGACAAGGCGAAGATCGAACCGGCCTCAGCGACCCCATCCCCAAAAAATCAAAAAAATGCGACACGGCGAAGATCGAACCGGCGCCAGGCTGGGCCACACTCGCCGAAGGGACCGCGGCCCGTAGCGTTTGGCAATCCTGAGCCATCGCCAGGGGGTCCAGCCTCGCGCGCGCGCGCTTCTAGCAGTAAGATCTTTCTGATCTGATCTTGATCTAGGGAAGGGAAAGGAAGGGAAAGGGAAAGGGAAAGGAAAGGGAAGGGAAGGGGGGAGACTACTAGAGGGGGGTTAGGAAAGGTTAGGTTAGGGATAGTGTAAGGGTAGGAAAGGAAAGGGCTTTTAGCCTGATCTTGATCTAGGTGTTTTGTTTTGTTTTTTGAGAGGTAGAAAGGTGAGGTGTTCAATCAAGCGGGCGCGCGTGTAGCGGGCGTGCATACGCGCGCGAGGGGCGACCGGCTCAGGCTGGGCCAGCGGAGAGAGGGGGCGGGACGGGCCTAGCAGGGGCAGAAAGTGGCCAAATCCGCGAGGGAAGGGGCAGGCCGCTAGACGTGTAGCGGAGAGGGTAGCGCCCCCGCCTTTTCGGGCCGTTTCTGCGAAGGTTCGGAATGGGCCGCGCATTTCCGCGCATTTCCGCGCATAACCGCGCATTTCCGCCCATAACGGGGGGAGGCTGGGCCAGCTTGTGACGCTCGGCGCCGGCTATTCGGGGAGCGTCGCCCGAAATTCGGGGAGCAATTCGGGGGGCTCAGGTTCGATCTTCCTGCCCCGAAAAGCCGCGGGCGATTGTGGCCAGGCGGGGGGCAGGTGGCCAGAATTGACAACGGATCAAGGGCTTGCGGCCCGTCAACCTTTCTTGCGATTGTGTCAACGGGGGCGTTGACAACGGGGGCGGATTGCGTTTAGAGTAACGGGGCGAGCAAGGGTTAGGATTCTGGCCCGCGATACACAACCGGCCCAGCGTGGCCACAATCGGAGGTCGAAAATGCGACAGGAAAAGCGACAGGGAAAGATCGAAGGATCAAGGGGGGCGAGATGAGCGCCGCAAAGATCCGCCTAGTGGCGATCGGCTTGAAGGCCCAAGATCTCGCAAACGCCGCGGGGATTCACAAGCAAGCCCTGAGCCGGTGGCTCGGCGCGCCCGAAACCCTGAACGTGAAAACCCTTCGGAAGCTCGCCGCCCTTTTGCATTGCCCAGCGGAGGCCCTGCTAGATCGGACGGGAAGGGCGCCGCTGGACTACCCCGCCCCGCCGCCGGACTTTCTCGCTTTGATCGAAGCGAACCGCGCCGCCTTCGGGAAGGGCGGGGATTTTTCAAAATTTGAGATTCACCAGGGCTAAGGCCCGCAGAGAGAGAGGGTTAGAAAATGGAAGGGATTACAAATTCAGAAAGGGCGGCCGCGGCCTGCCCCCAACGTTGGCTTTTGCGTTACGGGCTTGGGTTGCGCCCCGTCGCATATGCTCGCCCGCTTTACCTTGGATCGCTTGTGCATTCGGGGCTAGAAGCCCTTTTCACAGCCTGGGCCACGCCGAACGCCGACGCTGAGCCGCTAGCCATCGCCCTTGCGGCGGTAGAATCCGCGAAGGCCGCCGAGCTGGACGCCCGCGGGATTGTCGCCCTCGGCTTCCTGAGCCCTTACGCGGATCCGGCCACGCTGGACGCCCTAGACGCCGACACGGCGACCGCCTGCGCCCTTGTGACCGGCTACGCGGAGCAATGGCAAGGCCTAGGGGATTGGGCCATCCTCGCAAACGAAATTGCCTTTTCGGAAGCGATCCGACTTCCTGAGAATCCCAAGCGCCGATCTAAATGGCGCGTGGCGGGGAAGATTGACAAGGTGGCCCGAATCGGGGGCCGGATCTGGATTATCGAACATAAGACCTCGGCCGTCAATCTCGCCGAATGGGCCGAAAAAAACCGGCGGAATCCTCAGGGATTGACCTATGCGGTGGCCCTCGCCGAGAAATTCCCGCGCGAGGAAATCGCGGGGGTAATTTACGATCTGATCCAATCCAAGCCGCCGAAGCCCGCCGATTCGCTTGCCATCCTGAAAAGCGGAACAGCCCTTGCCAAGGTCGCCGGCCTTCCCTGGACAACGGCCGCGGAATTTGAAAAGGCGATCGCCGCGATAACGCCCGAGGGGCGGGACCCGCTGGACGGGGCGGAATGGTATTGCGAAGCCCTCGCCGGCCTTCGGGAGCGGGACGCTAGCGGTTTCTGGTATCGCCGTGAGGCCGTCCCTTTCGAGCCTTTGCAGGTCGCCCGCGTCAACGCCGAGCTTTACCAGGCGGCGCAAACGATCGGCGAATGGCGCAAATCAATCGACAAGGCGGCAGGGGAAGGGGGGCAGATTGCACCCGAAGCCATCCCCGCCTTTCTCGCCGCGAAGGCCTCGCAATGGCCGCGGGAAGCGTCGCTATGTTACCAATTCAATCGCCTTTGCGCCTATGCGTCAGTTTGCGCCGAGGGGAGCGCCGAGGCCGTCGCCGGCTTCGCGATTACGGGCGCGGCGGGCGGTCACGATGAATTATCCACCGACAACGGCGCCACCGGCGCCCACAACCTGAGGAATTAAAAATGAAGATAGGAACAGCGCGAGAAAGCTACGATCGGAAGCCCTTTCTGAAAATTGCCCTAACGGGCGCCAGCGGGGCAGGCAAAACGGATTGGGCCGCAAGGTCGCCCCGCCCCTTGATCCTGCTAACAGAGGTTCAGGCCTTCCCTTCCATCGTTGTCGCGAATCCCGAAGCGGTTTGCGTCCAGATCGAAAAATGGCAGGATTTCCGCGAAGCCTGGGCCGCGATTACTACGGGCCGGCCTTGCGAGATTGAAACGGAAGCCGGCGAGATTCAGCCCGCGCTTGCGGTAAAGCTCGGGGGGCAGGAATTCACGATCCAAACCGTGATTCTCGACACAATGACCGATCTTCAGCGGTTAATGTTCGCGAGCATGATCGGCGCCGACGCGGGCCGAATTGACCGGCTGGATTTCGCCACGGCCTCGAATAACCTTTCGATCGATAAGCATGGCATTTTGATCGCGGCCGCCGAGGAGATTTTTCGTCAACAACGGGCCATCCCCTGCAATACGATCTTCCTAACCCTTTCGACGCAAAAGGAAGATGAGACAGGCGCGCGCCAAACTTTGCCAATGCTAACGGGCTCGAAATTGCCCTATGCAATGGGGCAATACTTTAACGCCGCGGGCCTCGCTCAAGTTCGCCGAACCGACAACGGGGGCATTCAACACGTAATCCGCTGGGTGAGCCCGAGCGCCGCGGCCATTTGCAAGCCAGGGCCAGGCTGGCCCGCCACGATTACTAACAGCCGAACCGCAGGGGAGACAACGCTAGGATCCTTGCTCCGCTTTACCTTCCCCGATCTTCCCGTAGCGGCCTGCCCCACGGATTCGGCGAGCTTTGTAACAGCCTCGGCGAGCGTAGCCGCTGAGCCCATCCCCGTTTCATTTTCCGCGCCGGCGGCCCAGCCCGTCGCCGTCGTTTCCCCGTCCCGCCCTCGGCGGGCGTAAGGCTACCAAATGGCAATTTTCGATCCCTCGCAATTTAAGCCCGACAATCTCACGCTGGAAAATTTCCCGCTGGGCCGTCACGTTGTTTTCATTTCCGACGCTAAGCCGCACACCTCGAAAAGCGGAACCCAGGCGATCGAAATTGATTTCTACATTCACGATCCGGCGAGCCCGCACAAAGGCCGCTCCCTTCGTTTCTCGAAATTCTGGACTTCGGAAAAGGCCCTGCCCCGCTTGGCTAATTTGTGCCGCGCCTGCGCCACGCCCGTCGCCGCGTTTGACCTGAGCGATCCGGCCGCAATCGAAGGCGCCCTACTCGATCAGATCCTGAGTATCGAAGCGAAGGCCAAAACCGAAACCTACCAGGGCGAAACCCGCACGCGGATCGAAGCCGATCGATTCCAGCGGATTAGCGCCGAGGAAGCCCGCCGCCTTCGCGAGGAATACGGGCCGACAATGCTCCCCCCGATTACGGGCGACGAAAGCCCGAGCAAGCCGAAGGGCGAGGGATTCGGCGACGATGATATTCCTTTCTAAATAGACCATCCCGCGGGACCTCCGCGCCGCCCTCCCCTACTAGGCGCGGCGCGGCGGCCCTGCTAGCGCGCCCCCCTTCCTGAGCTTTTAACCGGACACAAAATGCACGCGGATACGCCCGCCGAATTCCTCGCGAGGAATCGGATCCAGCATAAGATATCAGGAAGCGAGGCCGTTCTAGATTGCCCCCTTTGCGGCAAGCCTGGACACCTTTATTTGAATTTGCGGACCTTTCTTTTTCATTGTAAAAAATGCGACGGGCGAGGAAACGAACGGCGATTAAAAACGGCCCTCGGGCTTCAATTTGACCTTGTGACCCCTACGGGGGACGACGTTGACACCATCGCCACGCGCCAGCTTGCCGCCGACTTGGCCGCGGCCCGCCCGAAAGGGGACGTTGAAACGTGGCGCGATAACCTGCAAACGCACCCGCTCGCCGAGGTGGCGCGGGGGTATCTACTACGGCGAGGCCTGCCCCTGCCCCTATGCCATCGCTACGGGCTCGGCTGGGCCGCTGAGCCGGACGGGAGCGCCCCTAGCAGGCCGCGCCGCGTGGCGCCCGCTGAGCCTTGCGGGCCAGGCTGGATTACGATCCCCGCCTTTACACGCTGGACGCTCGAGGGGCCGGCCTTGGATTCAGCGGCTTGCGTCAAATTGCGATCGGTCCCGCCTGCCCCTCGGGCCTTTCGGCGGCTTGTCGGCGGGGATTCTGTTTTATTTGCGCCGAACGGGATCAAGCCCGAGGAAACGATCCTAATCGTTGGCGGGGAAATTGACGCGCTTTCGTGCGTTGTCGCCGGCTGGGCCAACGTTATTTCGCCGACAACGGGGGAAACAGCCTGGGCCGATTCGGCGACGGCCCAGCTTGAAGCCTGCGAAGATATTTGCATTGTTTTCGATTCAGACGAAGCCGGCAGGAAGGGCGCCCGAATGCTCGCCGACAAATTAGGATCGCGCCGTTGTCGGATCGGAGCGTGGCCCGCGGGGGCTAAGGATGCAAATGAAGCCCTTTGCAAATTCGGCGAGGCCTTCCGCCCCGCTGAGATCGTCACAGCGGCGAAGGCCGCGGGCGTGGACGAAATCGTGAGGGTTCGGGACCTTCGCGGGGAATTCCTCGCCGAGCTTACGGGGGCCAGCCCGCGCGGCATATCTTCGGGATGGGCCGCGCTGGACGGTTTGATCGGAGGCATTCGGGAAGGCGAGGTTACTTTGATAACCGGCGACACCGGATCGGGAAAATCCACCTTTGCTAGCGCGCTGGCCCTGAATCTTGCCAAGGCGGGGCTAGGTGTATTTTTTGCGCCTTTCGAGCTAGGGGCGCGGCGCCAGGTGGCAAAATGGGTAAGGCAAACCGCGGGCGCCCCGCCGGACACGCTGAGCCGCGGCGAGGTAGAAACGGCGCTAGACAAATTAGAATCCCTCCCGATCTGGATTCTGAAAAGATACGGATCAATTTCAATTGAAGCGGTAAAAAATACCGTAGGGTTTTGCGTCGCCCGCCTCGGCGTGAAGATAATCGTTTTAGACCATTTGCATTTCATGATCAAAGAGGGACCCGAGGAACGCGCCGAGCTGGACGGAATGTTAAAAGCCCTCGCGCAAATCGCCGTTGACACGCGGGCCAGCATTTTCGTTTTGGCCCATCCCCGACAGATTCCAAATTCAGGCGAGAAAAACGCGGATAATAGAATCGTTCAGCTTTCTGATTTGAAAGGCTCGGCGGGCCTTAAACAACATTCCGATAATGTTTGGAGCGTTTGGCGCCCGCGCAAATTCGATCGCGCTGAGGAAGGGGAAGCGGAAGGCCTGAGTAAGGCGATCGTTTATATTCTAAAGTGTCGCGACGATTACGGGCGCGAGGGCCGCGCCGCATTTTGTTACAGCGTCGCCGGCGCCACCTTTTCGGCGGCCCCGCAAACGTTCGGGGAAGGGGCAGGAAGCGGGGGGAAGGCGCCCGCCGCGATAGACCCCGCCACCATACCCGAGCGCGGCCCCGTAGGGGCAAGGCGCCGGCTTAAATTGACACCCGCGGCGGCAATTCCTGCCCCGCATTGGAGCGAGAGGGAGGGCTAGAAATGGAAAAGGTATTTTTTGGAATTGACCCAGGGAAGCGGGGAGCCATCGCGGGCGTCAACGTCGCCGGCGAGATCGTCGCGCTGGCCCGATTCAGCGAAGCGGAAACCGACGGGCGGATCGCTTTGATAATCGGCGACACCTTAGCCGCGTTTCCCGAGGCCCATATCTGCGCCACGATCGAAAAGGTAGGGGCTATGCCTGGGCAGGGCGTTACATCAATGTTTTCGTTTGGCCGCGCTTACGGCGAGGCCGTCGGCGCCTTGATCCTTTGCCGCGCCCGCCTGCAATTCGTGAGGCCTCAGGCTTGGCAAAAAGACCTGAGCTTGACGAGCTACGGGGGCGACAAGGCTGGACACAAGCGAGCCCTTAAACAGGCCGCCGAAGCTTTCTTTTCGCGCCGCTTCACGCTTGACGAATGCGACGCCGTTTTGATCGCGGAATGGTCCCGCCGCTTCGGGAGGTTTGAAAATGTTTGAAATTCTGAATAGCGCCACAATTGCCGCCGCTCGCCGTAGGGGCGGGCGCCTGAGGAATCAGGGAGGGGAGCGCCGGACTTGTCCACCGGCGCCCCCTTGCGACCCTTCCCGAGCTTGTGCGGGGGCCTTCCTGCTAGTGGCCCAGCCTGCGCCTAGCCTTGCGAGCCCTTGGCTTGATTTCGCTTTGTGCGGGCTCGCCGTTTCGCTTTTCGTTTCGACGGCCTGGATTATCGGAAGCCGCGAAATCAGCGGGGAAAACGAACGGGAGCGCGAGCGAACCCGTCAAATAAAGGAGGGAAAGAAAAATGAGCAATGAATTTCAATTGAAGCCATCCCCGCCCGCGGGGAATATTCCCGATAGTGACACCTGGGCCACGCCCGCCTGGATCGTTGAATGGGTAAGAGAGCAAGCCGGCTGGCCCGCGTTTGATTTCGATCCCGCTTGCGTCCCAGCTACCGCGAAGGCGCCCGATTACATCTGCCCCGATACAGGGGACGGATTATGGGATCCGTGGCGCGGGTCCACCGTTTGGCTTAATCCGCCCTATTCAAAACAGGCCCTTTGGTTGGCCCGAGCGGCGAGGGAATGCAGGCTAGAAGGGCGGCGCGTCGCCGCGCTAGTTATGCCTTCATTTGATTCAATATATTGGAGGCCGACCGTCTGGCAGGAAGCCGCAGAAATTTACATGATCGAAGGGCGGATCGCATTTGAAATGGACGGCGAGCCGCGGCCAGGGGGGAACGTTCGATCGTGCATAGTAATTTACGATCCGGCGCTGAGCATAGGCGCGAACGGCCCGCGCGTTAAATACCTGCGCCCGATTCCGAAGGGGGGCGAATGAAAAGATTTGAAATAAAAAACGCAGATTGCCGCGAGGTAATGCGAGGGCTCGCCGAGAATTCGATCGATTCAATTGTGACCGATCCCCCCTACGGTTTAGAATTCATGGGCAAGGGATGGGATCGCGGCGTCCCAGGGGTTGAATTCTGGACGGAGGCGCTGAGGGTATTAAAGCCAGGCGGCTACCTGCTAGCCTTCGGCGGAACGCGCACGTTTCACAGATTGACGGTCGCGATTGAAGATTCAGGTTTTGATATTCGCGATTGCCTGAACTGGATTTACGGATCGGGATTTCCGAAATCCCATAATATTAGCAAGGCGATCGATAAGGCCGCGGGCGCCGATCGGGAGATAATCGGGCGAAAAGATACCCGTTCGACATACGATGATTTTAATAGGAAAAGCTCATTGAATAATGAGGGTTCAGGTTATGGCAGTATCAAAGGCGGGGAATTCAATTTGACCGCTTCCGCCACGCCTGAGGCCGCAAAATGGGAAGGCTGGGGAACCGCGCTTAAGCCGGCTTGGGAACCGATTATTTTAGCCCGCAAACCCCTACGCGGGACCGTGGCCCAGAATGTTCTAGAATTCGGAACGGGCGGCCTGAATATCGACGGGAGCAGAATTGAAGGCGAGCCGACGCCGTTACAAACTTGGAAAAACTGGTCCGGATTCGGGGAGCAAAATCGGGGAGAATATAAAATAAAAAGTAATACGGCCGGCCGCTGGCCCGCAAACGTAATTCACGACGGAAGCGAGGAAGCGATCGCGGGGTTTCCGCAAACGACAAGCGGTCAATTGAAACCCCATCATTTTTCGAGGGCCAGCGCCGCGGATTGTTTGAACGGTTCAAATCAGGCGCGCCATCCTCGCGCTGAATTCGGCGGGGATACAGGATCGGCGGCCCGTTTCTTTTACTGCGCTAAGGCGAGCAAGGCCGATCGCGACGAAGGCAATAACCATCCTACGGTTAAACCCTCGGCCCTAATGCGCCACCTTGTGCGACTTGTGACCCAGCCGGACGGGCTGATCCTTGATCCCTTTTCGGGCTCGGGCTCCACCGGCAAAGCCGCCCTGCTAGAAGGCTTCCGATTCCTCGGCGCCGAGCTTGATCCCGAATATGCGGAGATCGCCCGCGCCCGTTGTCTCGCCGCTGAGGTCGCTACCGCTAACGCTGAGCCCGAACCCGAACCGCACGCCCAACTTTCAATTTTCGAGGAGGGTTAGAAAATGCGCGAAATATCCGACGAAACCAAAAGGCAGAATTACCAACGCGCCGAGGCCGTAGCAATGCGGCGGATTATCGCCGAGCGAGGTTACACCCTCGCGATCGGCTGGACGGTCCCAACCCTAACGGAAGCGGAGCGAGCTCTAGACCTCGCCGCGCTCGCCGAGATTGAAAACAAAGATCGATCCCGCCCCTACACCTTTACAGGAAAGGGCCTGGGCGACGTGAAACCCGCGAAACAAAAAGGCGAAGCCGGCAGGAAAGCCGAATATAAAAATCTAACCCTAGACGAAATTCAGGAAAGGGAGCGCGAGCGAAACCGCCGGCGCCACGATAAGGCCCGAGGCAAGGCCGCCACACCTGCGCCCGCTAAGGCCCAGCCCGCGCCCCTTCCTGAGCCCGAGGAAGCCGCCACATCCCGCGTTAAGCGCGCCGGCCTCGCCGTTCCGCTTTCCTACCAGGCTAAGGCGGAAGCCATCGCCGAGATCGCGGCGCGAGCGGCGGCCCTCGCCGAGCTGGAAAAGGCAGGCAAGGGGCGAAGGGTTCGCAATTCTGAAATCCGCCCCGAAGATTGCGGCGATAAGGAAGCCGCGCGCCGCGCCAGAATGCGGCTTAGATTTGAGGCCGATCCAAAAGCCGCCGAAATCTACCGCGCGAAAAGGCGAGAATCGGATCGCATTCGCCGAGCCCGTAAGGGGGCGCCCGCCCGCCCGAACGCAAGGATCGAAATCACGAATTACGTTTCGCGCGGCAAGGGGGGCAAATGATATCAGACGCGCCAGGGATTCGAGCCATCGCGGAGCGCCTGAAATGCGACCAATTCACGCCCGAGGAAGCGGCCCTATGCATTGCAATAGGCCTAGCCCTTGCGGCCCTCGCTTGGGCCATCCTGAGCCCGAAGGGCGACGAATGAAAACCGCGATTCTTTCTAATCTTTCGCCCGCTTCCCTCGCCCTTATCTGCGCCGACTTGCCGCCGATCTGGGCCACCTGCGAAACCGACGAAGCCGCCGAATTTGATCGCTATGCCGCGGAGGTCGCCGAGCAAATGGCGCGCCTTTTACCCTACGCCGCGGAGGGCTCGCCCCTGCTAGTGCTATGCGAAGATCCGGCCTTCGCGCCGAAGCCTGCCCCATCGCCAGGGGCGGCGATCTATCGCGCCCGCTCAGGCCGAACGGGGAGCGCCCTGCTAGAAGCCCGAACCGCTGAGGCAAAGGAAGCGGAAGCGATCGTAGTCGCCGAGCTGGGCAAATGGATCAACCGCGAAATCTACGCGCAAGGCGGCGACGGGGGCGCCGATTGCTACCTCGGCGCCATCCCGCTTGACGTGAAACATTCGCCCGAAGATTCCGAAAATCGCCACCTTGAAGTTATCGAAAGGGACCTAGACGATCGCACAATTTACATTCTCGCTTGCGGCCCCTGCGCCGAATTGAAGATTTCAGGCTGGGCCACCGGCGCCGAGCTTCGGGAGCGGGGCGAATGCGTAACCTATCCCGCCGATCGGAATGGACCGCCGCGCCGCAAGTTTCGACTACATCGATCAACCCTGCGCCCCTTCGCTCGCCTGGTAGAAATCAGCGGGGAAACGAAGCGGGGGGAGCGCGTGCAAATGCCAGCCCGCCTAGCCCGAGCGATAAGCGGGGCAGGTTGGCACTATTGCGACACCATCCCCACGGCGACGCCGAGCGAGCCGCGGGCCTTCGCGCTGGTATTCACGCGGGGCCAGCCGGCCCGAGCCCTGCTAGAAGGCCTGCCCCGCTATGCACCCGCCGCCGCAGAGCTTGTCGCCCGCCTAGACGCCTTCGCGGGGAAGGGGCCAGCCTTCGCGGCCTATCCCTCGCCTTGGATTCTTGCGAGCCTGAGCCGCCGGCGCATTGTTACGCCGGCAAATCTGCAAATATTCTAGCGATCGTCCCGCTCCCGAACCGGCGCGGATCCATAATATTCGGATTCGAGGCGAATAACCCGCCGATCTATATCGTGCAAATCATCCCTAATCTTCCCGAATTCCTCGGGCGACGGTTGGAGCGCGAGCTTGGCGCGAATTTCTGCCATTTCCGCGCGCAATTCTTGCCATTCGGATCGGACGGTTTGAAATGCGAGGGAGAGAATAACTAGCAGGGCCGTTGACGCCGCCGAGCCGAGGCCCTGAAATATCCGCCAAGCCATCGGAACGCCGACAACCGCGCGGCTTGCCATCGTTTCGAGAGATTCGCGCCCGTCGCCGTTAGCCATTTTCGCCACCTGAGCGGCCGGCCTTCGCGGCGTCCCTTTCGAGCATTCGGATAACGGGGCTTTTTAATTCAACGTTACCCGCGGCAAGGCCTGAGATAACCCCGCCAAGCGCCAGCCATAGGGCCAGGGGAACAGCGGCGAGCCCGCCGGTTGCGGCGGTAGCAAGGATCGGGATAACAGCGCCGAGAATCGCGCCAGCCGCAAGGCCCGCATTGATCTTGCCTTTTGAATGCGTCAATTTAAACATTTTTCACCTGCGCCAAATAGGCCGCCGACAATGCGACGGGATCGAAAAAACCGAGCGTGCGGGGATCCGTCCAACTTTGCGATTTTGAATAAACCCCATCCCCGTCGCGGGACCCCGCTTTGTTTGTATTGCCTTCGACGGTCGCGAATCCTGCGCCATCGGGAGAGGTAACGATCCCCGTATGGCCGCGCGTCCAGCGACGCCCGCGGGCCGCTTCCGCGTCGGCGACACTAGCCGCCCGAACCCAAATCCAGCCGGCCCGCACGCGATCCCGTTCGTGAGGATAGGCGAGGAATTCCGTTCCGCGGAGCTTTGTTTGCGCGTTAAAGAAATTCGTTACCGCCGAGGCCGTGGCCCAGCGTGGCGCCTTCGCGGCGCCGCTCGCTTCCCGCACTACCCAAGCCACAAAGGCCGCACACCACGGCGAGCCTGGGGACATCCCCGCCGCCTTCAAATAGATTTCGACCTGAGACCCGCGGTTGGCGCCGCCGACTTCCCGAACATTCGCCGCGGCCTGAGCCTTGGCAATTTCGACGATTCGGGCGAGGTCCATTTGCTAGGCCTTAGCGCCAGCGGGGCGCCCGCGCTTCGGGACCTCGGCGGGGAGGGATACAGCCGGACGCGGGGCAGGAAGGGAGGCCGCCACGTTGACGGGCTCGCGCTGGGCCGTAGCGGCGCCAGAAACAGGGCTAGAAGCGGGGGCAGGCTCGGCGGGCGTGCGAAGGGAGCGGCGAAGCGTAGCCGCGAGGTCTAGGGCCGTTTGCGCCATCGCTTCCGCTTCCTCGGGCGAGAGGGTGAGATCCAGCCGAGCGCCGCCGCGGGGAAACCTCCCGAGCAAGCGCGCCCCGTCAAAGGTGAATTGCGCGCCTGGGAACAATTTAAATGCACTAGAAACGATTGATCCAATCATTTGAAATCCCTTCTAGATTAACTGAGCGAAACCCAATTCGCGCCATCGTAATAATAAAACAATCCCGTATCTTGATTATAAATTGCGACCGTGGAATCAATTGCAAAGGTTACGCCGCCCGCGGTCCCAGGGGTAGGATATTGCGCGGAATCTGAAACCGACCCGCCGAATAATACCATATTATACCCGTCCGAATACCAGACAAGGCCGCCAATTTCCGAACGGACAACGATCGAAACTTGAACCGCCACAACCTCGGCGCAAACTAACAGAAAATCGGGCGTTGTCGCCGTGACGTAAACGCCCGCCACCGGCGCGCCTGGAAACGCTGAGCCGCCGCCCCCGCCTGAGAATGCTAGAAGAAATTTCATTACGGGACCACTACGGCCTGAGCGAAGCCGCGAACCGTAAAGGCCTCGCCGCCCGCCGCCGACCAAATGGCAAGGCTAAGGCTCGCGCTCGGCTGGTCAATCTGAAATCCGTTAAGGGCCGGAATCGGGGAGCATTCGTTAGCGGTAGGATCTTCGCCGTCAACCGAAACGAAAATAGGATTTGCCGCGCTGAGATTGAAAATCTGAATAGCCGCGAAGGGAACAGCGGAGCAATCCGAGGTTACTCGCGTGCCGCCGGCGTTAGCCGTGGCGGAACCGTAAGCGACGAAGGTGGGGCCTCCCGAGGTTCCAGCCGTATCGACGATCGTGAAAATCTGCCCCGTAAGGTGGCGCGTCAACGGGCCAGGGATATTTACAACGCCCGAGGCGGTAGGGGTTACGCTTGCCATCTGTAAAGCTCCGATAGGGTAGGGGCCTGCGATACCATACCGCCGCCCAGAATTGCTAGGGGATAGTCTGCGCGTCCCATTCGATTAGAACCGCTGAGATAGTGCCGCCCGTTCCGTCTGGCCCGAATGCGAACAGCCGGATCCCAGGGGCAGGGATCAAATAGGTGGCCGTCAGGGTATCGGCCGGCGATCCGTGAGTATTTGTCGCCATCGTCACGCTTGCGGTTACGTCCAGAAAAACCAAATTCGCGGAATCTGCGCGGGAGGTAATAAGGATTTGATCGATTCCCTCGGGAATATCAGCCTCGAAAATGGCAAACGTTTGATCGGCTGGGGCGACCCAGCCGACGCCGGCCCCATCGTCATAAGCAAAAGAATAAATCATCGATCGCGAATCGCGATAAACGAAATTCTGCATTTCGACTAATTGCTGATAGCTCGCCGACGAAATCAAATCATTCAATTCAACAACGCCCAGATCGATACTACTGCAAACCGCGTTAACGCCCGCCATTAGGTCCCCCAATCAATTCGGGCCGTCATTGCGCCGAAGCCTAGAAATTGCGTTGGAAAATTAAAAATAGGCTGGCTGAAATTAGTAACAATAAATCGAACCGAAAACAGATCGCCGCTTTGCCGAATTGTTTGCCAATTATCCGGCGAATTGCCCCCGTCGCCGAGGGGCAGGCGCAAAATCAACGGGTAAAAGGTTGAGGTCAGATCCGCGATCGTTGTGGCCCCATCGTGTGACCAGGGCTGGACGCTAGTATATCCGCGCCACGCTGGATCTTCTGTGAGCAAAGCGACGCGCTTAAACCAATATTGCGACGCAATACCGCCAGACGTTCCGCCTGAGCCAACATAACTAGAAGCCGGAACCGCCAAATTATCAAATTGAATATAATCGACAACCGCGCCCGTTGTGACGTTAAATAATTCTAATTTGCAATTGAAAATAATTGGCGCTCGGTCGCCGCCTTCAATAGGGCGCTGAGAAATAACAGGGATCGACATTTCAATCGAAACTGCGCCATCGCCTTCGGTTGGCTGGACGCCGCGCGTTGATATCGAAGTTTCGCGAATTAACTCATCAGAAATAACGTTAACCGCTCGCGCCAGCGCCTTCCAAACGCCGTTATAATCGGTCCCTAATTGACGCGGCACACCTGAGCCGACTTGCGTTTGACGCAAGGCATTCAGGCGCGAGGCCTTCCAATATACATTTGCCACGTTTGAACCGATCGCCTGTAAAAACCGAAGGCTAGGATCGTTCGCCTTGTCAGGGTGATTTGCATACGGCGTGACCGCGACGCTATAAATTTCAAGAATCCCGAGCGTGGACCAATATACTTTACAGCCGCTGGGCGAATCTGTCGAAACGCTGTCGATCGAACTGTAACTATCTAATTCTGCCAAATATGCGAATTCAACAACCGGCGGATCGGCCGCTGTGCAATAGGCAAGCGCGATTGTGCAAACGGGATTCGAAGCGAGATCTTGATCCTTATCTGTCAGCCGTGAGCCAAACCGAATTGCTACAAACGGGACCGGTTTATTTATATCGGGGCAGGCAATCGCCAGATCGCCCGAGGTAGAAACTAGCATTGGAACCGTTGAGAATTCGTCAGCCGCGATAGCAGAGCTATTAATATGCCAATCCTCTGCGAAATTCTGCGTATCCCAATTGGCTTCCGATTCGAGCAATAAAAACAAATCATTCCAGCCAGGGGCCACGGCGACGCCTGAAAATAGAATTTCTTGAAAGCCAGGGGATATCGTTTGCGCGTTTGCGTTCAGCCATTCGGCGTTAGGAATAAAGCCAAGCCCTTGATTTGAAATCATCGCCACGCGCACGTTCCGCGTTGAAACGGTCCCCACGATCTGAACGTCAACCGATGGAATCGCGCCGGTCCCTACATCCGGCACGTGATACCGATACGGCCCGAAGGCGGCCCAATTTGCAAAGGCTAGTTTCGGGAAGCTCGGGCCGACACGCTCGCCGCCTGAGTAATCGGCGGGGTAGTGCCAAACGCACGTGGGGCCGCGCCATTCCATAAGGTAGCGGCTATTTTGCTCGGCGCGCTGGTATAGGGCCGCGGGAATCTGCGCCGCGGTATCGCCAGCCCGAACCGGCTCGGCGGCCGTGGAATCAATCCCGATAAAATCCTGAGCCGCCATCTAGATCCCGAAGGTTGAAACGTCGAAAAATCCAAAATCGTCGGCGCTAGGGTAGGGCGCCTGTTCAATATCCGCGAGGGTTAGAACGTCGCCCGCGCCAGGTGTAACAGAAAACGCGCTTGCGAGGGTAATCGTTGGACCTGAGACGTTCGCGATTGCCCTAACATTTGAAATCACGGCGAGCGAGGGCGACCGCAAAACCACCGCGTCGCCGGCCTGAAATGTTCTAGCGTCCGAATTGACAACGGCCCCGCTTGACGTTGGAACGTAGGGGATAGGGGCGACGTAGGTGGTAGCCTCCAAATCGAAAACCGTGGCCGTTCCGCCGGCCTTTGTTTCGCCGCTAGGGCCAAGCCGCCGCGGAGCTATCGCGAATAGAACAACCGTAACCGTCGCCGTCCAGCGGCGGGGATCGTTTGCGACCTTTACAACGTAGCCGAACCGCTCCGAGGGTGAATCTTCTACCTGCCCCGTTGACGGCGCCCGAAGGCCGCGAATTTGAAAGATCTTGAATTGCCCAGGCTCCAAATTTGCAGACATCAAAACGCGGAGATTGACGGTTTGCACGCGGTAGCGGAACAGCGCCGCGATACGGGCGATCCGTTCCGAATATCGGGCCAGATCGGAATCCGCCACGCTGAGCACATCGGCCGCGCTTTTCAGGCCTTCCGCGTCCCAATCGACGATCTGGGGATCGCGGGTGAGCTGGAAAGCCGATTGATAGGCGCCCTGCCCAAATAGGCGGATCAGATATTCGCCCGTAATTTTTCGGGCCGTTGACGCGCGGATCGAATCCACGCCGATTTCCAGATCAAACGAAACTCCGCGGCCGATCAAAACCGATTCATCGCCAACCGTTGAAACGGGAGCGCGCCCGTCGAAAAGGGATCGAACCGTCAACCGGCCTGCGGTGTCGGTTGTGAAGCTGGCGCCGAGGGGCCGCAAAATTTTAGAGGTCAGCCATCCCGCGGCGGGGAAACTGGCCCCGTCGCAAATCTGCAAAATGCCCCGCCACGTTTCGCCCTGGTAAACCGTGGCGCCAAGGGCCGCAATTTCCGCGTCGTTTATTTGATCGGCAGGGAGAGGCAGAATCCAAACCGGCGGCAATTGGCTTGAAATTGTCCCGAGGTGACACCTGAGAATATCCATCGGATTATCGGCGACGGCGCCGAGGTCGCTGGAATAGTAGGGCGAGCTTGAAACGCCCAGATCGTTAAGCGGGTAGAAATTCGGATTTGAGGAAAGGACCTCAAAAATTGTAGCGTCGCCGCTTCCCTGGGGGCCAGATATTGCGCCCAAATTATTATTGTCGCCCACTAGAAAAGCGTCCTCCGCTCCGCTTCCGACTTGAATAGGAGTGCGTTTTACCCAAACAACAATTCCAAAAATAACAATTAATCCTCCGCCAGCCGATAAAATAACGCTTTGATTTTGAACATCGCCCGACGTTAAAAGAATAACTGTGCCAGGCACGATCGGGAGAGAATCTGTGCGATATCCAATCGGATCTAGAAGCCCTCGATCAATTAAATCATAGGTGGCAATATTTGAATTAAATTGGATTCCTGAGGCGAGGGCCAGCGTATCCCGCGCCCCGATTTCGAGCGTTGTTTGATCGTTCGTCCACGTCACCCGATCCAGATAATAGGTAGATTGGACGGTTTCGGGATTCACGCCGTCAGATTGCCAGACGCAAATCTCCCGATCCTTTAAAAAGGGATTCTCTAAATAGATTCGCGAATCCGAATAGGGCGGGAGCTGGTCCGGATTCTCGCCCGCGTGATATTCAATATAGGTTCCGAAATGGCCCAGCACGCCGATCGCCCCATTCGCCGAGCGGGTGCCGCCTGGAATCTGATCCCGAATTGTAATTGTGCCAGCGCCTAAATCTATTTCCCGCACGCGGAAGGCTTCGCGCCCCCAATATATAATTGAATCTGCGACAATCCCCGAAATTGCCAGCTCAGCGGCGTCAACGTAGATAATC